GGAAAAAGCCCGATGCGTCGAAACCAAAATACCGAGTCGAACGGCCCTGATCAAGGGGGCAATCCCCTAGATGCGCAAATTGACTGGACCGAATTCTACAATCTCTCGGCCCTGAAAGCGAAAGCCCGGACGTCTTCCCTGCGTGATATCGCGGCAGAGATTCAGGAAATCTTCGCCGACACCAAGCGGGAACTCCCACTTATGAAGCTCGCGACGTTCGGCACCGCACGAACCGACAAGGGCAGCTTGCGCCATGCCGCGAACATGCAGCGCATCACGGGCATTGAAGCCGACTACGATGGCGAGAAGATCATACCCAAAGAGGCCGCGCGACGCCTGCGCAAAGCCGGTATTGCTGCGCTGGTTTACACCTCGCCCAGCCACACCACCGAGGCGCCACGCTGGCGCGTGCTGGCACCGCTGAGCGAGGCCGCGCCGATCGGCATGAGAGAGGAATACGTGGCGCGGGTCAACGGCGTCCTAAGCGGCGCCTTGGCATCAGAATCCTTCACAATCGCCCAAAGCTTCTATTTTGGTGGTCTCGCAGACACTGTGCCTGAGATTCACTTGGTGGAAGGCGACTATATCGACCACCTCAACACCCTCGAAAGCGTCGCCGTCTATCCGGTGCATCAGCGCGGGCAAGACGGCGGATGGTCGGGCGAGTCCGTCAACACCGAGGATGCCCTTGACGATATCCGCACGGGCCGGGCCTACCATACCTCGGTCATCAGGCTTGCTGGCAAATGGGCGGCTTCGGGCGTTGATGAAGGCGAAGCGGTCACGCGGCTGCGCGCCGCATTCGATGGGGGATCGCTAAAGGATACCCGCTGGCACGACCGAGTCCGTGCGTTGAAGCGCACCGTCGCTGATATCTACCGGCGCGAGGCGGAACAAGACGCCCGAGAAGGCGCCGAGATAATCCGGCTGTTCAATGAACCTGACCCGGAAACCGATGCACTGATCGAAGAGTCGCGCAGCAAGAAGTCGGGCCTCTTGACCTTCACCGCCCCGGCTGACCTGACGATTACCACCGCGCGCAAGCCGATCATCAAGGGTTTAGTCGCAGCGGGCGACATCGGGTGTATCGTGGGCGCGCCAGGTGTGGGTAAGAGCCTCATAGCCCCGCGCCTAGCTTGGGCCGTCGCGCAGGGGCGCGATGTGTTCGGCCTGCGTGTTCGAGTGGGTGGCGTCTTCTACGTTGCCGCCGAAGACGAACACGGAATGCGGGCGCGGATGATGGCCCTGCGAAACAGCCTTGGCGATGCACAGAAGCTGCGGCTTGTGGGTGGCGTGTCCGATCTGCTTGCGAAGAATGCGCCCCAACTCAAAGCACTGCGAGCAGCCGTCAAAGTCGAATGCCCGGCACTTGTCGTTATCGACACACTGGCAATGGCATTCCCCGGCCTCGAAGAAAACAGCGCGGAAGGAATGGGGCGAGTGGTAGCCGCTGCACGATCATTGGCACAGTGGGGCGCGGCGGTGTTGCTAGTGCATCACGACACGAAAGACGGTCAACAGGGCTTACCCCGTGGGCATAGTCTCTTGAACGGTGCACTTGACGTGTCGCTGCATTTGAAGCGCGGCGAAAATGGAGCCGTAAGAGGCACGCTGACCAAGAACCGCAATGGCTCCTGTGACCTCGATATTGCTTTCCGCATTGGGGTTGAAACGCTTGGTCAGGATGAAGAAGGCGAAGACGTTAGGGCTGCAATGTGTGAACCGCTGGTCATCACAGACGAAGTGACCAAGCCCAAGCTGACTCCCAATGAGCGGGCGGCGCTTGCCGCATTGCGCGATGTTGCCTCTGGCAGCGTGGCCTCTTTTGACGAATGGCGCGATGCGTGCGTGAAAGGCACCGAAGTCTTCGCAAGTGCCGATCAAAAGGCACGGCGCGCACGCTTTGCCGAATGTAGAAAGGGACTGATTCAGAAAGAGCGCATCCGCCATGACGACGTTGTGGTGGAATTGCTGGACGCTGCTTTGATCAACCCCAATGATTTTGAGGATGAGGCAGATGAGTGATTTGCACGCAAAAGCGCACGGAAGCGCACGGATTGGCACGAATCCGCACGGGGCGACTGATGGTGATGCGCACGGATTCGCACGGGGGGTCTATAGACCCCGTGCATCCGTGCGCCCCAGTCGTGGTGATTTTAATGAAGCGGGGCAAATGACAGACCCTTCGCGTGTGTCAGACCTCAACGCCCAAGCGATCATCGGCAAACATGGCGCGAAGCCTGGCCTCCGTGCGGTGATTGTCGGACCTGACCTCGAACCGATCACTGTCATCCTGATCAACAGCATCCCGCGTCAGTGTGGCGGCTTCTGGTGTATCTGGGCTGACTGGCGACCTCGCGCCGATACTACAGAGAACCTTTGGGCCAACTGGGTCACTTCTGCCACGCCCATGCCAGCGATACCCTTCGACCTTTGGCTTGAAAGACAGCTTGAAATTGCTGCGCTAGCCGGTGGTGGCATGGGTCCCTCCCCGTGGGGCCGTGTCGGGGGGGACGTTGAGCCGCGATCTATGACTCCCCATAACAAAAACAAACTAGAATCATTCTAAACTAGGGACAAAAAATGATGGACTTTAGCAGGCACGCTGAAATCGCCGCCCTGAGTGGTGAACCCGCTTCGGCCACCCACGCCACGACCGCCCCGGCCAAGCCCATCAGACGGCCCGCCCTGAGCGCGGTTGCGAGCGATATCCCGGCAACCCTTTCCGCCGCCGATCTGGCCCGTCTTTTCGATGTTGATGTGCGAACAATCCACATGCTGCGCCAGAAAGGAGTCCTTGAGTCCATCACACCGCGCGGCACGGCATTTTTCGACACGCGCGCCGCCGTCGCCACCTACCTTCGCTTCAGTCGCCGCGCCAATACGAGCGACCTCGAATCCGAAAAGCTGCGCCTCGCAACGGCGCAGGCCGAAAAGATCGAATTGCAGAACGCAGCCGCGCGGGGCGAGTTGATCCCCGCTGATGTTGTTCGCCACGAATGGGTCAGCGCCGCCGCCGATTTGCGCGCCAGTCTCTTGGCGCTGCCTAGCCGCGTGGCGTCACGCCTTGGGCTGGACCGGGCGACACAAGCCGCAATCGACTCCGAACTGCGCGAAGCCCTCGATGTGCTTTCCAAAGGGGAAGGCTGATGAACGCTCTTGCAATCATCCGGGGCGAATTCTTCGCCGCCCTTCGCCCGCCGCGCAAGCTGGACCTTTCCGAATGGCTGGAGACCAATTTGCGGCTGCCTTCGACCGTCGCCGCGCAGCCGGGCCGAATGCGCCTCTGGCCCCATCAGAAGATGATTGCCGACTCCATGGGTGACCCCGCCGTGGAGCGGGTTTCAGTGCTGAAATCGGCACGGGTGGGCTACTCGCAACTTTTGGTCGGGGCAGTCGGCCACTTCGCCCTGAATGATCCCGCGCCCGTGCTTTGCGTTCTGCCTGCCGATGCTGACTGCCGCCACATGATGACGGCAAGCATTGAACCGACCTTTGCCGCTTCGCCCGCGTTGCGCGATGCGTTGACGGAAGACTCCACCGGCCGCGACACCATGTTGAGCCGTGCCTTCCCCGGTGGCAGCTTGGCCCTTGTTTCGGCAAGGTCGCCGCGCAACCTTCGCGCCCGCACCGCTCGAGTCCTCATCCTCGATGAAGTGGACGGCTTCGAAGCCTCATCTGGTGATGAAGGCGACCCCGTGTCGCTGGCAATCAAGCGAACCATGACCTATGCAGATCGAAAAATCGTGATGGGCAGCACGCCGGTTGACGCAGAAACGTCGCGCATATGTGTCGCCTACGCCGAGTCCGATCAAAGGGTGTATGAGTGCCCATGCCCCGCCTGTAGCGACCTCCACGAAATCCGGTGGGCGAATATCCACTGGCCCGAGGGGCAGCCTGAAGCCGCCTACTGGGCCTGCCCGTCCTGCGGCAGTGTTGTGGAGGAAGCGGGCAAACCCGCCCTTGTCGCCGCTGGACGGTGGCGTGCGACCCGCCCCGAGGTTCAGGGGCATCACGGATACAGGCTAAGCGCCCTGATCTCCACCTTGCCGAACGCGGCTTGGGGGAAGCTGGCCGCCGAATTCGTCGTAGCCAAGCGCAGCCCGGACACGCTGAAGCCCTTCGTGAACACGGTCCTGGGTGAAGCATGGCGCGATGACAGCGAAGGACTGGACGATGCAGACCTGATCAGCCGGGTTGAACCGATCAGCCTGGACTCGATCCCCCCTGAAGTGCTGGCCCTGACTGCCGGTGTTGACGTGCAAGGCGACCGCCTCGAAAT